TGGGGCAAGGTGTGGAATGACAATTGGAAAGAAGTCAGAATCCCACAGCGTAAACAAAGATTGATTGACAAATTTTATCACGAGACAAACAATGCAAAAGAGTTTGCACAGGATAATAATATGCAACAGTTTGTCAGACCGTATCAGCTGACATTTGTCGTGTTGAACAGGCACTTGGAACAAGGTTGGTTTATATCGCATGACATTTTAGAAAAGAGTCCTGTACAGACTATACAGAACTCACGGCATGTTGACGCACCACATTTAAAAGAACCGTTTTTTCATGTGGATGTGAACAAGATAATCAAAACAGCATTGGACGTGGAATGAAGTGCTACAACTGTCAGACAGAATTAATATGGGGTGGCGATCACGATTTGGAAGAGCATGATGAACATTTAATCGTGACAAATTTAACTTGTCCAAAATGTGAAGCGTTTCATTTAGTATATTGGGGTAAAAGAGAGGAGGATGAAAATGTGGAAGATAATAAAGGCTGAAGATAGCAACGGTAATGTAGAATATCAAGTGTCTGACGGAGATGTTGGTCAAAGAACTATATCTTACGACACTGCCTGTATAAAAGAGGCTATTAAAATTTTAGAGGAAGAAAAAGGCTATAAAAAATGGACGGAGGATAAAAATGAAGGTGACTGAAAATAATATAAATACAGTGGTGCAAGTGTTAAAAGATAATATTGGAGCAGAATTTGATTCTAATACTGAACTACTATATGCCTTTCAAACAGTTATAGAATGGATAGAGGAAGAGGAAGAAAAGGATGAAACTTAGACAGGGATTAACTGTACAGCAAATAGTTTTACAAAAGATAGCAGAGGTAGAGGATTGTTTAGAGGAAATGCAAAGTCCTAATTATCCTAAACAGAATTTACAAAAAGATTTAAAAAAAATAAAAGAGATTGTAAGAAGTTTAAGGAGAATGTTAGAGGATGAGCAAGGCTAGAGAGAGACGCTTTAAAGCTACAGGCAGATGGTTTGCCAGACAGAAAAATAAAAACTTATGGATTAACCACATTTTTCCTGTACTGCTAGTTGTCAGTCTGATAATACTATTGGTAAATATATGAAAGATAAAGGAGTTAATATAAATGCTTATGTGGATGCAATGGCTGTACAGGAAGGTGTTACACTTCGTAGCGACTGTCCTGTCTGTGGTCATAAGAATAGTTTTTCTGCTACTAACATGGGTGGCAGTGTGGTTTATAATTGTTTTTACGCTGACTGTGGCATTAGTGGTAAAATCAAGCATGGACTGTTATCACCTAATCGTCTACAGAGAGAGAAAAGACGGTTAGACCTTAGTATATACAGGCAGTATTTTGTGCCTGTGTCTAGGTCAAATAAAGCTGTACAGTATATTAAAGATAATAACATCTACCATGCCTACGCCCAAAAGTTGGCAAGTCTAGAACATGATGTTCGAGAGAATAGGGTAGTGTTTTTAATTTATGACACTGACAATATTTTAATTGATGCTGTGGGTAGATCCTTGACAAATAGAAAGCCGAAATGGAAACGCTATTGTGCTAGTCGTGTACCCTTCGTGACAAAAAATAAGAGTGACACTTGTGTGATCGTAGAAGATTGTGCATCTGCCTGTGCAGTAACACAAGCGGGTGTGGTCGGTGTGGCATTGATGGGTACAAATTTGATTGACAATTATGTGAATTACATTAGGAAGTTTAAAACAGCAATCGTTGCCCTTGATAAAGATGCTAGTCATAAATCACTGACAATTTCTAAAGAGTTATCTACACATATGTCTGTACATAATCTTTTTATAGAGACTGACATTAAAACTTGGAGTATAGAAGATATTAATGAGAGGTTTAGGGTGTATAGTTCGTGACAATTGAGAAGCAGTTATTAGCACATTGTTTAAAGAATGATTTCTATCAGGAAGTAAATGATATTATAGGAAAGGAGATGTTTGCCAATGGAGTGGGTACTATATTCGATACTATTGCTTTTGCTCATGTAAAATACAATAGTGATCTTACTGTAGAGGAACTTGTTAACTTACATAGAGACAAGTTCCCTGCAATGCCAGATAGTAGCCGTGATATGATAGAAGAAGTCATTAGAGATTTAAAAAACTATACAGGCAATCCAGAGTTAGCAAAAGATTTAGTGACAAATTTCTGGAGGAGAAATCAAGCACACGAGATAGGTACGAAGGCGACTGACATTTGGTTAGGTCATGATGGTGACTATTCTGGACTGCAAAACTTAGTTGACAAATTAATTAATAAACAGCCAGAGGATGACAATAATTTTGTACAAGTAGATGACAATGTGTCAGAATATTTAGATAGCTGTGACAAAGGTTTTGATTTTCAGTTTCAACTAGCACCTTTGAAAGAAAGAATAAGTGGTGTAGGTCGAGGCAATTTAGGTATTATCTTTGCTAGACCAGAAACAGGTAAGACAACTTTCTGTACATACTTAGTCTCTGAGTATATCAAGCAAGGGTACAAGGTGGCGTACTTTGCCAATGAAGAACCGGGAAGGATGGTTAAGGGTAGAATATTTTGTTCCTATTTAAATAAAACAGTCAATGAGTTACGAGAGAGTGTTGACAGTGCAGATGAGGTGTACAGCAATGAGATCAAACCAAAGCTGTCCCTATTGGAGGGCAGACAGATATCTATATCTGAGATTGACAAGTTTGTAGAAGTAAATAAGCCTGATATTATTTTTGTAGATCAGTTAGATAAGGTTAGTATTAATAATACTTATTCAAGAGTGGACGAGAAACTAAGAGCCATATATGAAACATCAAGAGCAATAGCTAAAAGAAGAAACTGCATGGTCTGGGCTGTCTCACAAGCTAGTTATGAAGCACATAACAGACAGGAGATTGACTTTGGCATGTTAGAAAATTCCCGTACAGGCAAGGCCGCTGAGGCTGACATTATCATAGGTATCGGTAAAAATTTTGGAGACGAGGAAGATTACATACGACATTTGTGTGTAAGTAAGAATAAACTGACAGGATGGCACGGGGTGGTCACTTGCAGAATTGATATTAGGAAAGCGAGGTATATCCCATGATTACAGTTTTAGATGTAGAGACTACTTTTAAAGTTACGGCAGATAAGAAAACGGATGCTGATCCACATACAGGAAACATGTTGGTGTCTGTAGGGTATGATTGTGAAGGGAGTAAAGATTATTTATGTTTTTACCACGAGGACAGACCTCCCACTGAGAATGCAAAACAGACTCTACAGGCTGTTCTTGATAAGACTACACTTTTAGTAGGGCACAATATAAAGTTTGATTTGAGATGGTTGCGTGCCTGTGGTTTTGTATATACAGGCAAGGTACACGACACTATGATTTGTGAGTATTTAATAAATGGTGGTAGTAAAGTGCCCTTGTCCTTAAAGAAGTGTTGTGAAAGGTACGCCTTATCACCTAAAAAAACAGACCTGACAGAAAAGTATCTACAGGATAAAATATCATTCGAGAGGATACCATGGCCTATTGTTCATGAGTACGGTGAAGCAGATGTGAAAGTAACTAAAGAGTTATATGAAGCACAGCTTGACAATATGCCCAAGAGATTGAAAGCTACATTAGAATTGTCAAACGAGATGTGTGACTTACTGACAGATATGGAGCTTGCTGGTATTCAGATTAGTAGAGGTAATTTACTATCTATAAAAGAAGAGTATACAGCAGAGATTAAGAAATTAGAATCATTCTTAACTAGCGAAGTGAAAAGAGTGATGGGAGATACAGAAATTAATCTGGACAGCAGTGAAGATAGATCACGAGTGATATTCTCACGGGAAGTTATAGACAAGAAAAGATGGGCTATGATATTTAATCTTGGCTATGAAGATCGAGGGAATAGTAGAAGAAAGAAGAGACCAAAGAGAATGACTTCTGCTGTCTTGTCGCAGAACTTAGCTAGACAGACACGATTGCTGTACAAGACTAAAATGGAATCTTGTAATAAATGTGGTGGTTCTGGACATTTCTTTGCCATGAAGAAGGATGGCACTATTGGTAAACAGAGAAGAATATGTAAAGCCTGTAGAGGAAAAGGGGTGGTGTACATCAGGCAGAAAGAGATCGCTGGATTTAAGATGAATATTAGTAGTGTGGATGATATTACAGTGCATGGTTTCAAGACGGATAAGTTGATGATCGACAAACTGGTTTCATCCGCAAATTCCCAACAAAAAATTTTCGTGGAATCCTACAGTCGCTATAATGCTATCAAAACATACTTGAAAACTTTCATAGATGGTATTGAAAGAGCATTGGACGGTAAGGATAAGATACACCCACAGTATATGCAGTGTGTCACATCAACTGGTAGACTATCTTCTAGGAATCCAAACTTTCAAAATATGCCTAGAGGTGGTACATTTCCTGTTCGTAAAGTAGTAGTAAGTAGATGGGAAGGTGGACATATCTTGGAAGGTGATTATTCACAGCTTGAGTTTCGTGTAGCTGGGTTTTTAGCCAAAGATGAGAAAGTGTATGAGGATGTAAAGAATAATGTTGATGTGCATGCCTATACAGCATCTATACTTGGAGTGTCTAGACAGGATGCGAAGGCAGATACATTTAAGCCTCTCTATGGAGGGTTGATGGGTACTCCTAAACAGGTACAGTATTATAAAGCATTTAAAGATAAGTATAAAGGAGTGACCAAGTGGCACGAAGACTTGTGCAACGAGGCTGTAACTGAACAGCAAATTACTATACCAAATGGTAGACATTTTTCATTTGAAAATACATATAGACTGCGACATGGTGGTGTAACCAACGCTACTTCAATAAAAAATTATCCCGTGCAAGGCTTTGCTACAGCGGATTTGCTACCTATAGCATTAATTTATTTAAAAAAGTTGTTGACAGACAATAATATGAAGACTATAATTTGCAATACAGTACATGATTCCATCGTACTTGATGTCTATCCCTCCGAAAAGGAGCTAGCGATAGATTTACTAAAGACAGCAATGCTATCACTAAAGTCTGAATGTATACGAAGGTATGATATTGAGTATGATATGCCTATTGGAATCGAACTTAAAATTGGTAATAACTGGTTAGACATGAAAGGAGTGTTAAACATATGAACCAAACAACTATGGAGACTAAACTACCTGAAAAGATATCAACAGCATCTGTAGACGATATGATGAAGTTGACTGGACAGGCCGCAGACATGCCGACCTCAAGCAAAGGTCTGGCAAGACTATCAATTAACCATGCATCTGAAGATGAAGAAGGGAATGCTCTACCTCGTGGACATTTTTCTTTGATAACTGACGATGGTATATTCTACGGTGAGAAGGCTTCGATCAGACCGTTTATGAGAACGTACTCATATTCAGTTTGGGATAATGAAGAGAGTACTTTTTCATCTATGACTGTACAGGCACCATCTTTCAACAGTGAGTTTTATGACACTGAAGGAGGATTGAAGTGTGGTAGATTAGATGCACGAGAACTAGAGTCTTTACCTAAGGACAGCCCAGAGTGGGTGTTGCAGAAGAGTGTAAAGTGTAATCAGAATATTTATGGATTGGTTACTCTTGAAGATGCAAAAGATAAAAAAGGTAAGGCTGTAGAGAAGAAAGAAATTCCTTGCGTGTGGTACGCAAAGGGTGCGAACTTCGTCCCGACAAGCGACTGTCTTAAAAGCCTGCATAAGCAAAAGCAACCTATGTGGTTGACAACTATCGGGCTGTCTTCTGTAAGAAAAAAGAAGGGTGGAAACATCTATTTTCAAGCAGAGCTAACGCCTCGTGGGCAGATAGCGGACTGGACTGAAGGGGATGATAAATTAATGCATGAATTTATGGAAACTGTGAAAGGCTACAACGAGTCAATCATGAAGAAACATGAAGAAGCTCGTGGTGATAAAGAGAGCTTTGACGCAGTGGTAAATGAATAGTGCAATCATCCAAAAGGTACAGGGTTTTCTTAGCAAGGTCTCGAAAGAGGGCGTTAAGCTAGATCCTAAACTTGTAGACGAGTTTAAAGAGGCGTGTGTAGCTTCCATTCATAAGCAATTCAATCCTTCCTCTGATGAATGGAGACCTCGCATGTCCTCTTTAGGCCGTCCACTATGCCAACAGAAAATGGAAAGAGATGGTGTCGAAAAAGACATTGAGTATAACGCTATTCTTAGATTTATATTCGGTGATATGGTCGAAGCTATCTCTATCCTGATTCTGAAATCTGCAGGCGTAAATGTAGAAGACGAACAGCAACGTGTGAAATTAAAACTTGGTAAGAATGAAGTTAAAGGCACATTAGATGTAATTATTGATGGAAAAGTGTGGGATATAAAATCAGCAAGTCCGTATGCTTTTGATCATAAATTTGGAGAGATGGGAGGATATAAGAAAATTAAAAGTGATGATGCTTTTGGCTATATCACACAAGGCTATCTATACAGCGAATCTGTAGGTAAGGAATTTGGTGGGTGGATAGTTATAAATAAAGCAAGTGGTGAGTGGGTAGTTTGTGAAGCACCGATTGTACAGAAGGAAGATAAGAAAGAGTTCTTACAACTTGCAAGAAAGAATTTAAATGCTTTGGTATCTGGCGAGAAGTTCAAACGCTGTTTTTCAGATACGACAGAGACATATAAAGATGAGTATAAACAGGAAAAGAAAACAGGAAATAGATTGTTACCTAGCCTATGTGGGTTCTGTGACTTTAAAAGAAAATGTTGGCCTGATGCTATTATGCACAAGAAAGTAGGCTCTACAGCAAAGTACCCAAAGACTGTTTGGTATAGTAAACTAACAAGAAGGGAAATATAAATGGCTTTGTACTTTCAAACTAGCGTAAACAGAAATGATATATTTATGAATGATAGGGTATATTTTGCCTATCCAGAATCAGAGGATACAATAGCAGGCCCAGAGATGATTATGGAAGTGCGAACCAACAGTAAAAAAATACCTATTCGTGTGAGAAAATCATACATAGTAGTAGATGAAAAGTATGGAAGTATGTACACAGGATTCTGGTCAGACATGCAGTTTGAAGAGAAAATGCAATTGTTCAGAGAGGATCTAGGAATTATGAAATCTTATTTAGACAGAGGTGCTTTAGTTTGTTTTTTTATAGGTAATTGGACTGATGTACTATACAACATGGAAAGAAAATCACCAAAGATAATGAGTACTATAAGAGATGAGACAGCAGAGATATTTGATATGTACCCACCGAAGGATATACGAACACTATGAGTATGAAATCACATGGGTTTAGATCGAACTTTGAATTGAACGTAGCACAGCAACTGGTGAAGAAGAAAATAGCGTATGAGTATGAGAAACATCCTATACAGTATATTAAGGAGTGCACTTACACGCCAGACTTTTACTTGAATAAGTATGGGTTTTTTGTGGAAGTAAAGGGTCAGTTTACAGCTTCAGATAGAGGTAAACACTTACTTATCAGAAAACAGCAACCGGAATTAGACATTCGATTTCTGTTTCTCAATGCTAATTCAAAGCTGTACAAAGGTTCTAAAACAACGTATGGTAGATGGTGTGACAGGTATGATATTAAATGGTGTAATAAATTTTTACCAAAGGAGTGGCTAGATGAAAGATAACAAAGAAATATTTAAAGAGTTTGGAAAGAAGATACCAAAAGAGTCCTATGTGATTATCATAAGAGATCAGCCAAACGGTGCAACAGATTTTATGTGCTACGATAGTACAACTAAGAAAAAATTAACAGATGGCTATGTGGTCATGAGAGGAATTACAGCAACGATTTTAAACGATCCAGAATATTTATTAGAGAGAGGGCAACTTGCAATATATAGAGACACAGAAATTAGTAAACCAGATGTGGAGCAACCATTCACTCTTAAACAGGATGATAAAGAAGACGATAATGTTATTCAGTTTGAGTTTCAACCGGAGAAACCTGATGGCGAGTGAACCTAAAAGTATGGATGAAGCTATTAGACAGACTGTGCAGCAAAAAGAGTTTAAGAAAACAGACATGAAGAAACTTGCTGCTCGTAATAAGCAAGTTGGTGGTAATCATTACAAGGATTGTAAGATACAGCCAATTGATTTTATTATGGAGAACAACCTGACTTTCTGTGAAGGAAATGCTTTGAAGTATATTACTAGGCATAGGAGAAAAGGTGATGGTGCGAAAGATATACATAAGGCTATACATTATTTAGAGATGATTTTGGAGGTGGAATATGGCGAAGAGTAATTTTTTACCAACGGAGTATCAGTCATTTATACACATGTCACGGTACTCAAGATGGAAACCTGAAGAAGGTAGGAGAGAAACATGGACGGAGACTGTAGAGAGATTAATTAATTTCTTTGCAGATCATGTAGACAGAAACCTCGGTGTGAAATTTGAGAATAGCACATGGGATAGGTTAGAAAATGCTATACTTACAACATCTGTCATGCCTTCTATGAGAGCTATGATGACTGCCGGTGAGGCATTACGAAGAGAAAACATAGCAGGCTACAATTGTTCGTACATACCTATAGACAGCCCTCGTTCTTTTGATGAAGTGCTGTACATACTAATGAATGGTACAGGTGTAGGCTTTTCTGTTGAGAGACAGTATGTAGATAAGCTACCTACCATACCAGATAGAGAGTTTGAACATACAGAAGATGTTATTTCTGTGGCTGATTCTAAAGAAGGATGGGCTAGGGCTTTTAGAGATTTGATATCATTCCTGTATACAAATAGAATACCAAAGGTAAACGTGTCTAAGATAAGGTCTACTGGACAGCGTTTAAAAACATTCGGGGGGAGAGCTAGTGGCCCTCAGCCATTAGTAAACCTGTTTGACTTTACTATAGAAAAGTTTAAAGGGGCAAAGGGCAGAAAGTTAAATGCCATGGAGTGCCATGATATAGTTTGTAAAACGGGAGAGGTAGTAGTAGTTGGTGGTGTTCGTAGGTCAGCTTTGATATCTTTATCTAACTTGTCGGATCAAAGATTACGAATGGCTAAGTCTGGTGCGTGGTGGGATACTAATCCAGAGAGAGCACTTGCCAACAACTCTGTAGCCTACACAGAAAAACCTGACGCTGGTATCTTTATGAAAGAGTGGCTGTCCTTGTATGAAAGCAAGTCTGGAGAACGTGGCATATTTAACAGAGTGTCTGCACAGGAGAAAGCTAGACAGAATGGTAGACGTAATGCAGATTGGGATTTTGGTACGAACCCTTGTTCAGAGATTATACTCAGACCTAATCAGTTTTGTAACTTGACGGAAGTCGTGGTGAGACCTACAGACAGCATGGATACGTTATTAGAGAAGGTAGAGATAGCTACAATACTTGGTACTATGCAGGCAACACTTACAAACTTTGGTTACTTGCGTAAGAGATGGCAGGATAATACAGAAGAAGAGAGACTGCTTGGTGTGTCGCTTACAGGTATTATGGATAGCACCTTGCTAAATAAGAATGATTCTAAACTAGCGGATAGGTTAGATAAGTTGAGAGAGAAGGCTGTTGCTGTAAATAAAGAATGGGCAAGTACATTTGGTATACCACAGTCTACAGCAATCACTTGTGTTAAACCTTCCGGTACAGTCAGTCAGTTAGTGGATAGTGCCAGTGGTATTCACGCTAGACACAATCCATATTACATAAGAACAGTCAGAGGAGATAATAAAGATCCACTTACAGAATTTATGAAGGCACAAGGCGTACCGAATGAGCCTGACGTGATGAAGCCCGAACATACTACGGTGTTCTCCTTCCCAATGAAGACAGCGAAGGATGCTGTGTTTAGAACCAGCATGTCTGCAATCGAACAGTTAGAAATGTGGAAAACCTACGCTGTCCATTGGTGTGAACATAAGCCGTCTGTAACTATATCAGTCAAAGAACAGGAATGGGTAAACGTGGGTAACTGGTGTTGGGATAACTTTGATTACTTATCAGGAGTGTCCTTCCTGCCATTTTCAGATCATACTTATAAGCAGGCACCGTATCAGGATATTGATAAGGAACAGTATCAGAAGTTACAAAGTGAGATGCCTACTGATATAGATTGGAATAAACTACAAGATTTTGAGAAGGAAGATAATACGAAAGGATCACAAGAACTAGCCTGTACAGCTGGTGTCTGTGAGTTGGTGGATATATGATGCAAAAAGATGCACTATTACAACTGATGGTAATTACTATGGAAGAATGTGGGGAGTTAGTTCAAGCATGTAGTAAGGCTATCAGGAAAGATAACCATAGAGAAAATCAATTGCTTAAAGAAGAGATAGGGGATGTTTACGCTATGATACAACTGTTGGTGAAGTTTGACATTGTCAGTTGGGACGAGCTCGATGAGAGAGTGAAGGTGAAAAACAAGAAACTATCGAAGTGGAGTGAATTGATAGATGATGAAGAAACCTAAAGAAGCGTTGCTGTTTAAATTTTCTGTCTTGTTAGATGCAGATGGAAAAGTAGTTATAGAAGAGAGTAACATAGACCCTGAACTATTTGAAAAAGCTATGGATAATTGGAATCCGGACTACCCAAATACAGCAATGATCGTAAGTATGATCAAAATGCTGTTGGAAGCTGCTAAGGAATTACAAAGAGATATTAATAAGACTATTCATTAGATGTTGTCTAGTTCTCTTACGTAGGCAGAGGCAAAAGCTCTTATTCTGTCCGCCTCCTCTTTAGTAAAATAGTTGTTTACTATGACATCTGTGGGTATTGTAGGATTTTTTTTAACTAATTTTTTTAATCTTTCTAAAGAACTTAATAATTCTTTTTCTTGTCTTTGTTTGTCGCTTATTTTTTTGTTTGGTTTAAATTTTCTACCAGTTCTAGTGTCTCTAATAATTTTACCAGAACCTTGTCTTTCAAAAGGCTGTAGACCAGACTGTTCTTTTAGCATTGTTTCAGAATCTCTTAACATTCTTTCACTTGCTTGTACTAATTTGTCTGCAGCTTTTCCATAGTTATCTATATTCTGTGTCAAATTTAAATTATTTACATTAAAGTTATTTTGATCAGACAATTTAATTTCTGTGTCATCTTCTTCTATTACTTGAGCCTGTCCTGTTCCAAACTGTCCTTCGTAAGGATTTCTTCTCTTCTCCACATATTGGTTTATATAATTATTTCCCATTCTAAATTTATCTTGTTGAGAAATAAGAGGCTCACTGGGTGGGCTTTCTTGTATAGGCTGTCTTCCTATTTCTTCTTTTACAAGTAAGGGTTCCTTTTTCTTTTTCTTTTTATCAGAAAGAGCAGGCCCTTTAAATCTTTCTGGAACTACAGCTAACCTACTCATGTATGCACCACGTTCTTGAGGAGTCATTTCTCCTCTTTTTAATGCTTGAGCAGCTCTAGTTGTAGGAAATACAGTTCCTTTTCCGGGGCCTAGGGATTTACCTACTGTAGGTTTACCTGTTTTACCACCTTTCATTGTCATAATTAATACCTTGCCTTACGAACCCCACCACCCGTGGCGTATGTTTTAACAAAACCTCCTCTATTAAAAGGTTGTTTTTCTTCTAATTGTTTGTTAAATTCTTTTCTAAATTGTTTTTTATTTAACACTTTTTCTGGAGAAGTAGCTTTTATAACTTTTTTTATAAGGTATCTTATAGGGGTTCCAGCTACCAGTTCATCTATTTCTTTTTTTGTAGGCACGGGTTCTTCACCTTTTGAATTTGTTCTATACCATTCTTTTTTGTACGCTTTAAATGATGTATCAAAATCAGGAAATCCTTTTTTTGATTTTACGATATTTTTGTTTGCTTTTTTTGCTTTTTTTGCATCATCTCTAATGTTTTTTGCACCTATTACTAATCTTACTACCATTATTTTTTCCTTTTTATTTTAATTAATATCTAACTTTACGAACTCCGCCACCATTAGCGTATTTCTTTACGTACCCACCTCCGTACAGATTCTGGTCTTCCGATGATCTTACTTTCATCTCTTTAGGATTTTGAATTATAGGTTTCATCTCCATAGCATCCTTTGTAGGTGTAGGCATTTTGGCACTCATGTCTGATCTGCCTAAGTTTCTTTTATCTTTTTCATTCATGTTTATCTCCTTATGGTTGAAA